GTACCTAGGTTCTTTGGTTCTTTCCGCGACCAAGTAATGCGTAAGATAACAAACTTTAAGTGGGCACCAAAAGAAGATGCAACGACTACAGTGCATAGGGTGTTGCAACCCGCTATTCGGTTTACTAAAGAAGAGTGTTTAGACTTACCCCCAATGGTATACGTGAAGCGAGAGATAGCCCTTACTCGACAGCAGTTGAAATACTATAAAGAGTTAAAGGACAAGATGGTAATGCAAGCGGCAGGGGAACAGATAACCGCCGCCAATGCCGCAGTAAACATGAATAAGCTATTACAAATATCGGCAGGTGCTGTATACACCGACAAGGGCGACTCTTTGGAGTTTGACATAACCCCACGGTATAAGGTGTTAAGAGAAGTAATAGATGAGTCTAGTAAGAAAGTATTAGTGTTCGTACCCTTTAAGCACACGATTGATATGTTGACTAAGAAGCTACGCGAAGACGGTATATCAACAGAGGTCATACGGGGAGATGTACCTGCCGGAAGGCGTACAGAGATATTTAAACGATTCCAAGAGGCAGATGATCCCAAGGTTCTAGTGATACAACCACAGTCAGCGGCGCATGGAGTTACATTGACTGCGGCTAACACAGTAGTGTGGTGGGCACCGACAAGTTCTCTAGAGACATATGCCCAAGCCAACGCTCGTGTACACAGGTCAGGACAAGATCACAAATGTACCGTCGTTCAGCTACAAGGTTCGCACGCAGAGAAACGTGTTTACTCACTATTAGACAACAGAATTAACATACACACAAAAATGATTGATCTTTACAAAGAAATACTTGACTAGCTAACTGTAACGCAATAAAGTGAACGTCCTGTTACTAAAGGAGAGTGTGATGAGTGATGTAAAGCCTATTGCAGAGCGTTTAACTAAGGTTTATTTGAAGATAAAAGATAAGCGTTCGGAACTTGCGGCATCTTACAAAGAAGAAGACGGTGAACTGTCAGAGCAGTTAGACAAGGTTAAAAGAGCCTTACTCGACTACTGTAAAGAGCAGGGACTAGATAGTGTAAAGACTTCAGAAGGATTGTTTTATAGGTCTGCCAAGACTAGGTATTGGACTAGCGATTGGAGCAACATGCACGAGTTTGTATTAGAGCATGGAGCACCTGAGTTACTTGATAAGCGACTCAACCAAACGAACATGAAACAGTTTTTAGAAGAGAACCCCGACCTTGTACCTAAAGGTCTTAATGTAGACTCAGAGTATGTAGTCTCAGTAAGGAGGAAATAATGAAAGAAGCGTACGTACCCATTGAAACTGTAGCGAAGCACTTTGCGGTATCTATATCGACAGTCCGTGCATGGCTGAGAACCAATAAGATTCCTACTAACACGTATATAAAGATAGGCAATACTTACCGTTTTAAGCTGACGGGAGTAGAGGCAGGACTTCTAAACAGTGTTTCATTTACTGTTCCCGAAGAAGATTATATGGCAGAAGGCTCTATGCACGGCCAGTTAGACTTGGATGATGATGCCTAATGAGTGGGAATAACGGTCTACGTCGAATAAGCATACGTGATAGCAAGTTTAGGTTTGTTTCAAACGGCGAGGAAGTTACTCACAACTCAGGCTCAATAGAAGTGGTGGTAGTTAATGCCGCTCCAGTATCTCGCGCTTACTATGGCGAAGCGTATGACCCCAATAGGGTTGCGGTACCTACGTGTTGGTCACCTGACACACAGTTACCGTCTAACGAAGTACCTCAAGATCAACGGCAATCTATGCGTTGTATGGACTGCTCTCAAAATATTAGAGGTTCAGGACAGTACGGGGGTAGGGCTTGTCGGTTCTCACAACGACTAGCAGTTGTATTTCAGGATAAACCTGAAGAAGTGTATCAGTTACAAATACCTGCTACTTCTATATTTGGTAGCACTAACAGTGGGGACAAGGGCATGCAAAACTACGCCCGACTACTGGCTAAACACGATACACCGATAGTCACTATCACTACCAAGATTTACTTTGATGTGGATAGTGTTGTACCAAAACTTTACTTTAAACCTATAGACCGCCTAGACGAAGATGCACTAGCAAAGGTTACAGCTATGATCGACCACGAAGATACTATCTCGGCGATTACTATGTCTGTCCCTACAACAAGTGAACCTGTATCCCCGTTCTCGATAGTAGATGGTTTTGAGTTAAACGCAAACTAAACAATTAGGATTAATAACATGGCTACAGTCAATCAATATGTAATATCAAACGTCGAAGCCCTATGGCCTCGTATCAATAAAACTTACAAGTTCGATAACGCGGAAAATCGCACTATACCCTGTGACGTGTTTGACGAAGGTGCTAAGTACGAGACTCGTTTCCGCATGACCAAAGATCAAGCGAAAGCCTTGTTTGTAGAGATGGTAAAAGCGTATGAAGCTAAGAAAGAAAAAGGATGGCCTGACAAGTTCGATATGCCTTTTAAGAAAGAAGAAGACGGTTCGTATTCTCATAAAGCATCTCTAAAAGGTGCGTATGGTAAGGACGCTACGTTTAAGCCTATACAGTATGACTCAAAAGGAGTTAAACTACCTGAAGACTTCATGCTTACTACTGGAAGTACTGTAAATGTGGCGGTGACGTTTACGCCGTACAACATGCGGGAAGCAGGTGTATCCCTTAGACTACGCGCCGTACAGGTAATTAAGTATGTACCTATGGAAGCTACGTCTCCGTTCAGTGCAGTAGAAGGTGGGTTTCAATTCTCAGCAGAAGAGAGTCCATTTGAAGTGGTAGCCACCGCTCCAGTGGAAACGCCAGTAGTATCTGATGACTTGTTTGGGGACGATGAAGCTCCTGCGCAAGTTAAAGAGCCAAAGAAAGTAGTTAAGAAGACAGCACCCGCCCCCAAAGCAACGGATGACGCACTAGCATCTATCGTAGCCGACTGGGACGACTAACTGTCCCTTGTAACACCGTAACTGTAGCTAGGAATATTTCCGAAGAGGGCGTGCAAGCGCCCCTGCTACGATACCTCTCGGAATTAGGTATACAATATGAATACAGAAGACTTTTTAAAAAGAACACTGGGGGACGAAGGGCACTACTGTTTATTTTCGTTCCGTACAAAAGATGATAAAAGGGTACAGAAGTTCTATACCTCTATAGGCGACATGGCAGATGCCGCCCGTGACCTAGATAGTAAAGGCTATGATGCCTACTTTGCATTAGCTACGTTTGAGGAAGCCAACTCACGTAAAGTTACTAACGTAAAACAACTACAGTCTTTCTTCCTAGATTTAGATTGCGGAGAAACTAAAGACTATCCTAATCAAGACGAAGCCCTCAAAGCATTGCAGGGTTTCTGTAAGACGTTATCACTACCCAAACCTAAGTTAGTTAACTCTGGACGGGGCATACACGCATACTGGTTTATGTCTGAGGCGGTAGGTATAGATGACTGGCTACCTGTAGCAGAACGCCTAAAGAAGTTATGTGCTGAACACAAGCTACTGGCCGATCCTGCGGTCACTGCCGATGCCGCTAGGGTATTGCGTGTGCCTACTACTCACAACTACAAGACTACCCCTCCATCTCCTGTTGAGTTCTTAGGGGATGATGTACCTGACTACATAGATTTCGATAAGTTCTCCATGCTACTTGGAGGTGGGATGATACCAGTCCCCAAGAAGATGACTCCTCTAGGTTCTAGTTCCGTGATGGATGCGTTAATGGGCAACAAACAGAATAGCTTTAAAGATATTATTGCTAAGACTATGAAAGGCACGGGGTGCGAACAGCTACGAACCATATGGCAAGACCAAGAAAGCTGTAGCGAACCTATGTGGAGAGCGGGGTTATCTATCGCCAAGTTCTGCGTAGACTCTGACTCTGCGGCGCGTAACATATCTAAGAATCACGAAGAGTATACGCCTGAAGATACACAGGAGAAGATGAGTCTTATCAAAGGCCCATACAAGTGTACGTCTTTTGACGAGTTCAACTCTGACGTATGCCCATCTTGTCCTAACTGGGGCAAGGTCAAGTCACCTATAGTGCTAGGCAGTAGCGTAGTGGAGGCAACAGAAGAAGATAACATCGTGGAAGTACCTGCGCTAGACATACGTAATACACCGACTACTACCTATGTGATTCCGGCGTATCCAAGACCATTTTTTAGGGGTACCAACGGCGGGGT